ACTACCACCTATAAGAAGAACGAGCCTCTATGATGCCATTTTGGGGCATGTTATATGATATAATCCGTTCTTTTTGTCAATTGTAATCCATTTTAGGCGTGATTTAATCAATAATCGGGCGGGCAGTCCGCAGGACTACTCTTGACTTTTTTCTCGTTTTGTGCTATAATATATACTATATCAAGCATTTAGCCGATTGTCTCGTTTGTTTTCATTTAATCAATCAAATCCGGCGGATGCGTGAAACGCTATGGCAGATAAACCTCATATACAAGATAAAGATAAACTAAAACAATTAATAGACGAGTATTTTAATATTACTCCGCAAGATGAATGGACAGTAACAGGTCTAGCTCTTTACTTAGATGTTGATAGAGATACTCTTTTAAACTATCAGCGTTATGCGTTTGAGCAAGAGAATGAGCTGGTGGAGCGGGAAATTGACCCTGAAATCTTTCGGCTCATCAAAAGAGCAAAGCTCAAAGTGGAGAACGGATACGAGATAGACTTAAAGAAACACGGCAGAGTCGGAACGATTTTTGCCCTTAAAAACTTCAACTGGAAGGACAAACAAGAGATTGACGCAAACTTTAACACTTCCGACATATCAGACGAACAGGCGGAGGCTCTGTTAAGGCGAAGGGAGGAGGCAGACGATTAGCATTATTATGCGACAGTTAGCCTGAAATCTTAACATTATGCGACACGTTGTGGGCTGGCGTATAGGTTTTAAGCGGATAATTGGAGTAGTGTCGCACAATATGCATTATGCGACAAGACACACTCTGGCGTATAAGTCAAAAACCCCACCCTTGAATCAGGTTTGGGCTTGACATTGTGGGTTGGTTGTGGCGTGGGGTTCGTGCGTAGCACGTATGGCAGGGGCATGGGGGTAGATACGCCCCCCAAGATATACATTATTATTTAGGGGTATATGGCTGTAAAAATCTTTCCCTTCCCCCCAACACCACGCAAAAACAGAACAAATACCACATATTCCCAAGACTGTCAAGTAAGACTACACCCCCCATGGGTGGCTATATATCAATAAACTAAAAAGCTCTTAGAAATACGTAAAAATTAAAAGGGGTTAGCTCTTACGAGCCGGCGGAAAAATTTGACCGATGAAATTCACAGAAGCAGAGAAACAGAGGCTATTGGTTCTTGGGCGGAAGAACCTGATGGATTATTGTATTTTAACAAATCCTAGATATAAACCGAACTGGCATCATGAATTGCTTGCCGAAAAACTGGAGGCGGTGGAAAGAGGCGAGATTAAGCGTTTAATCGTTACTATGCCTCCGAGACACGGAAAGACTGAGTTGTGTTCTATAAGGTTCCCATCTTGGTATTTAGGACTTCACCCAGAAAGGGAAATAATCACTTCTTCTTACGGGGCTGATTTGGCTAGAGATTTCGGCGGAAAGACAAGAGAGGTTATGGACGAGCCGTCTTATAAATCTATTTTCCCCACAAGACTGAGAGAAGACGCTAGAGCTAAGGATAAATGGGTTACTAAAGAGGGCGGTTCTTATACGGCGGTTGGTATCGGTGGAGCGATTACTGGTCGTGGTGCAGATGTTCTAATAATTGACGACCCACTTAAAAACCGAGAAGAATCCGAATCAGAATTGATTAGGAACAAGGTATGGGATTGGTACACAAGTACGGCTTATACAAGATTGTCGCCTAATGGAGCAGTTGTTATCATTATGACCCGTTGGCATTTAGACGACTTGGTGGGAAGAGTGCTTGAGGGACAAGAACTTGGCGGAGAACAATGGGAGGTCGTTGACTTGCCCGCTATCGCCACAACTGACGAAGAACACCGAAAGGAAGGGGAAGCTCTTTGGGTTGACAGATACAACCTAGAGGCATTAGAGAACATCAAAAATACTATCGGAATATACGACTGGAACTCTCTTTATCAGTGCAACCCAGTTTCGGCAGAAACGCAGGAATTTCAAGAAAGCTGGTTTCATATTTACAAAAAAGAAGACTTGCCGGACGATTACGATGTCTACGCCACTGTTGACTTGGCTATTTCCAAAAGCGATGCGGCTGATAATACTTCCGTCCAAGTTTGTGCAAAAGCTGGCAATAAGCCAGAAATCTATCACTTAGAAGAGTTTACTGGCAAATATGACCCAGGACAGGTGATTGATTACCTGTTCAGCTTAAAAGACAAGTACGCATTTAAGCTAAGAAGCGTAGGCATTGAAACGGTTGCCTACCAGAAATCTCTTGTCTACTTCATAAACGAAGAGATGAAAAAGAAAGGACAGTTCTTCAACATCGTGGAACTTAAAGCCCAAGGCTCGAAAGAAACTAGAATCAGGGGTCTAATACCAATTTTCAGAAACAACCTATTCTTCCTAAGCGAACAGAACGACAACACTAAGCTAAAAGACGAGCTTCTACACTTCCCATTCGGGAAACACGATGACCGCATAGACTCCTTATCCTATATGCTACAAGTGTTCAGAAATACCGTTAGTGAGGATAGGGTCTACCAATATAAGCCAAAATACAAAAAATGATACTCAATACAAAGCTAATAATAAATAAGGGCAAGATAGAGAACGGTCCAAGTTCGTATCGCCCTACCAAGAAAGAGCAAGCGTCAATCGAAATGGTGTTGCGTGATTTTGATACGGGATACCAGACGATGAATAAGCCTTATACGGAGTTTAACGACTATAGTCTCTTGTCCAGAATGGACATAGACCAAAAAGCGTTCAATTCTTACCAAGAACCAGCTGATGATGACCCCGATTTTGCGTGGAAGTCAAGAGCAGTTCGTCCGATAACCCGAAATAAGATAATCAGCATGGCGGCTCACCTGACTGCTGCGGTCATTTATCCCCAAATCTATGCTCAGAATAGCAACGACGAGGACGACAAAGAGGCGGCTCGTGTAATGAGAGCCATTATGGAATGGATTTATGACCAGAGCGAATACGAAAGGACTTTCCTGTCTGCCGTAATCTCAGCGTTGGTAAACCCAGCTGTTATTGTTGATGTAGAATACGCCGAGATATTCAGAAACATTAAAGAAATCGGAAAGAATGGAAAGTGGACTGACAAGAAGATACTTGACGAAGTGTTATCTGGTTTCCTTAACTCTATTGTGCCGTTAGATGAATTGTTCATTGCGGACATTTACGAATCCGATATTCAGAAACAACCTTGGCTTATCAGACGCAAAGCTATTGATTATAGCATAGCTGAGGCAAAGTATATAACAAAACAAAACTTTAAGTATGTCAAGCCAGGACTTCAGACGGTCTATGACCCGAACAGTGGCTCATTCTACGAAGCGTATGACACAGCCCTAAGCGATAGATTAGTAGAAGAGATTGTTTACTACAACCACTCCAAAGACCTTAAATTGGTTATGGTTAATGGTATTCTAATTACCGCCTACGACCAACCGAATCCGAGAAAGGACAAACTTTATCCATTCGCCAAAGGTTATTTTGAACCGATTGACGAAGGAAAGTTCTTCTATGGGAAGTCTTTAGCGTTTAAGTTGGCTAACGACCAAGAGATTATCAATGAGATGTATCGCTTGGTGTTTGACGGTGGCACCTTGAAGACGATGCCCCCACAAGCATTGTATGGAACAGAGACACTAGACAGCACGGTTATTATTCCTGGTGCTATCACTAGGTTTAGAGAACCTAACACTAAGTTAGAAAGGATAGATGCTGGTGGAGATATTGGAACGGGAATCACTGTTCTTAATAAGGTCGAGTCTTCCATAGTTGAGAGTTCGCAAGACGTGACTCAGGCTGGTTTACGCACTGGTGGCAGACAGACCGCTTACGAAATCCAAGCACAAGAACAGAACGCAAGAACTATACTTGGTCTAGCCGGAAAGATGATTGCTTTCTTGGTTAAAGATTGGGGCAAGTTACTGCTCAGTTTAGCGGTTCAGTATGTAACAATGGCTGACGTGAGCGAACTCACTGACGGAAAAACGGCAGTAACATATCGCAACCTATTAGTCAAGGGTAATAGTTCTGACGGAAAGAGGGGGGCACAAAAGATAGAGTTTGACCTTAATATGCCCGAAGAAATGACTCAAGATGAAGCCCTCAGTGAGAGCTTCTCTATCTTAGAGCGTGAGGGCGGACTTGACTCGGACGTAGAGATATTCAGAGTGAACCCTGCTATCTTTAGAAAGTTAAAGTTCGTGTTAAGGGTCGTTCCAGACCAAGTTACTCCCCCCTCTGACGCACTTCAGAAAGCCCTTAACCTTGAATTGTATGATAGAGCGATGTTGAACCCTCTTACTAACAAAGAATCGGTTACTAAAGACATTCTACTCGGCTCATACGAGAAGACGAAAGGAGATGTTGGCAAGTATATGACTAATCAGCAACAGATAGTTCCTCAAGGTAACGTGCCAGCCACCCAGAATCCAGCAGTAGGTCAAGAGATGAACGCAATGCAAAATAACAATGCCTAAAACAAAAGCACAAAAGAGAGCAGTTGAGTTAAGAGAAAAAGCGAAACAACTATTAGAGTTTGTCAATGGACGGACGATTAAAGAATCTAAGGACATTTTCAGGTTTCTGTCAAACGACATAGACGCAAAGTTCAACGATAGGACGATGACTACCAAGACAAACGAGCTTGGGTTAGAAATGGATAATGGATTTGAGCCGTTAATGGACATAGTTGGAGACTTGTCCGTATCAGAATCTACCGCAGTCCTTAGTGGTCTAGCCCATGCCATTGACAAAGAAACGGAATTCACTTATGGGCAGAATCTTATAAACGAATTAAACATAAAATTTGGAGATGAAGACTAGCATAATTCAAACAGATTGGCTTAGGTTGCCATTCGAGATACGACAGCAACTTGTTCTAAAGTTTGCTATACATAAGTCCGAAGGAACAAGGGTCGTTAATCAGATAATGGTAAGTGACGGGTGTTCCCAAGAAGACCTAATCAACGGTCTCACTATCGGCAAGATGATAGAAATGCTTGGAGATGAGTGGGAGAAGAAGCCTAATAAGGAACTATTTGACTACTTACTTGACAAAGTAATAAATAAATTGTCTAACAATGAGCAAACTAAGGTTAAAGATATTGAACAAACTGACGAAACGCCTGTTCAAGTCAGTAAACGAGGAAGACCTGCTAAGGGTATCGGGAAGTAAGATGTTTGCTGGTAGGAGTGAGGTAAGCCCACAAGACCGCCAGCAAATCATTATAGACGCAAGTCTAATAAAAGATTCTATATACTGGGAATTGCTGACCAAAGATATGAGATTCCACGCCTGCGATATGATGTATAATCAATCAAAGACGGTGGAAGACATGGTATTCGGAAAGGCGGTTCTATGGTGTATAGACGTGATGGAAAAGAAGTTAAATAACATATCGAATGTGAAATAACTTGACTTTTTTGTCAAAATATGGTATAATTAATGTAATAGGTTGATAGCACCTCTAAGCTATTTCTTAAAATCTATGCCAGAAATGGAAGATAAGGAGGTTATAAAAGACCCTAATGCCTCCGAGGGTGAAGGTGAAGTCGCTGAAAACACCGAAGGCGACAAACAGGAATCTACTCAGGAAGAAGTTAAGGAGAAATCCGAAGACGAATCCAAAGAATCTGAGATAGACTACGCAGCCGAGCTTGAAAAAGAGCGAAAATTGCGTGAAAACGAAGTCACTGCCCGTAAAAAGGCGGAAGACAAGATAGTCCAGCTCAAGCGTGATTCGAAAAAATCCGAAGAGCAGGATGATGATGACCCATACGGACTCAATGAACTCGTCGATGAGCGAATTGCAGCTACGGTAGGAAACATCAAACAGCAGATTGTTGGAGATGTTATTGAGGAAGAACTTGATAAGATTTCTTCAAACGCAAGTGAGAAGGAGTTAATCAAATTCCACTACGACAACACTATAAGACAGTCTGGCTCATCTCGTAGTAATATAATCGCAGACCTAGACAAAGCTAAACTTCTCGCTAATCACAAGAGAATCGAGATGGAGAGCAAGGAGGCTATAAACGCCGCTCTTAATAGACCTGAGATTTCAACTTCTACTGGTTCAAATCAGGACAAGATTCGTCCAGACGCAGAACCGAAGTTCAACCCTCAAGAACTTGAAATACTTAAAAGGAGGGGCATAGACCCTAAAACGGTCAAAATAGATTAAATAAAAAACACAAATGGCAAAAGGAAATGTTAGAATTTATGACCAAGCTGGTCATAACACGGTGCCTACGTGGGAATGGCAGACTGAAGCTAACGCTACCGACATTTATGCTGGTGAGCCTGTTAAGCTCAATTCTGCTGGTTCTCCGTATGTCATCCCGCTCGCCGATGGGGAACCTGTGATTGGAACTACCACTCAGGTTATCGGAATTGCCGCCACTGATAGCACTCATACTGCTACTGCTGACGGAAAGATTAAGGTTTACTTGCCTCTTCCTGGCGTAATTTACGCTTGTAAGGCAAAAACCGCCGCCTCGTTTAATACTCAATCCGAAATTGACGCTCTCGTTGGTGACAGAGTTGAGTTTGACTTGACAGGAACCACTTACACAGTCGATGAAAGTGCTGCTGACGGTGCAACCGGAGGATTGCAGATTGTAGGAGGATTAGTTGGAACGACAGAAGTGCTGTTCACTATCCGCCCCGCTGCTTCTGAAGGACCTGTCGCTTAATAAATTAATTACAAAACATGGCTTCATATAATTCTGGGCTTAACCCCAACGTTGTAAAAACTGCGTTGGATGACGTGTTCAAGCAAGAATTCGAGTATGGGATGGGACCTGGTCAGGCTTCTGCTATGACCGAGGCTGTCTTCAAACAAGATTCTGCTGATTCGTCTGCTGTTATTATGGAGGTATTTAAGGGTTCTGGATATTGGGACAATCGAGCTGAAGAGCAAGATGTTCCTTCTGGCACTCCGAGAATTACTAACACGATAACTTTCTCTGTTACTAACTATGCTAAGTCAATAGATATTCCTAAGAATTTCTTTGACGACAATAAGCATGGTGCTTATGAGAAGATGGTTCGTGATATGGCTGAAATGGCTAGAATCACGAGAGATAAAAACGCTTTCGCTATCTTTAGGAATGGTTTTACTACTACTCTTACTGCTGATGCGGTTGCTCTTTTCTCTGACTCTCACGTTACTATTTCTGGAGACACGGTTGATAACCTTTTGACCGCTGCTCTCGCTGAAACGTCTCTTAACGACGCTATCGTTGCTCTCGCCGAACAAAAGGCACAGGACGGCACCATTCGTGGTTGCACCCCTACGACCCTTCTTGTTCCACAGAAGCTCTACAAGCTCGCCTGTGCGTTGACTGAATCTCAGCTCCGCCCTCAGACTGCGAACAATGATGTTAACGTCTATTCCACTAAATATGGAATTGAAGTTTACACCACTCCTTTCTTGGGTGCTGCCGCTGGTGGTTCTGATACTGCCTGGTTCTTACTTGCTAGAAATCACGCCATCTACCGATGGGTTCGCCAAGGTTTAGTTACTGACCTCGTGGATTACAAATTCCAGAGGAACAATAGCTACATCTACAAAGGTGAATTCAGAGAGGTTGTTGGTGCGATAGATTACGTAGGTGCGGTTGGAAGTACGGGAACGGTTTGATAATCTTCCCGTTTCATGGGTAGTAGCTCTCGCAAGTGGATGGGGGAGGTCATATCTCCCCCCTCCAGCCCATTAATATTTAATATGACTAAATATGTTAAAAATTGTAAATATTGCGGTAATGAGTTTGAGAAGAAGTTGCACTGTTCTGTAGCAAGTTGGGAAGGTACTCAATTCTGTTCTAGATTTTGTGTACATCAATATCTCAAAGGACGACCAAGCAAGTCTCATACAAAGTTTACAGTCGGTCAACCTACTTGGAATAAAGGAAATAAAGCTCCGTGGTCTACTGGTAAAAATAACCCTAAATGGCGTGGAGGCGATGTCACTAAGAATTGTGAATTGTGCAATAAGCAATTTACCGTTCATAGAGACCGAGAACATCAGAGATTTTGTTCTATAGAGTGTTCAAATCAGAGCAAAATAGGAAAAAGGTGTTCACCAGAAACAGAGTTCAAGCCGAAACACGACGAGAATTCATACTTAAACTTAAGGATTAGAAGCACTAGTTTATACACTAAATGGAGAAAGTCCGTCTTTCAAAGAGACCATTGGACTTGCCAATACTGCGGAGATAAGACAGTATCAGGTCACAGAATCTTACTAAATGTGCATCATCTATGGGAGTTTGCCGATATACTCAAACACTACAATATAAAAACAGTTAACAATCTTTGCTGTGTG